CCTAATATATCTAATTCATCCACTTGATTTTGTAATTGTGGTGCTACTACTTGTCTATTAGCAAAATCAATTGCAGGAGTATTTGGATTTAAAGCACCATACTTTGTTATATATTCATAATCATCAATAATTTGATTCATTGCAATTTTTCTAACCTGATCAGTAATACCTGGTGCATTGATAAAAACAAATTCTGTATCATCTAAACCATAACCATAGTTTGCTCGTAAAACATCATCTAGTTCAGCATCAGGAATTGCATTTAATTCATTCAATGCTTCATTTCTTGAAAGAGTACTTCCGGTATAAATTATTTTAGGATCTGTTTCTAAAATTAATTTTGCACTATCAAATTCAAAAATATCAGCCGCATTTGGAGATTTACCTAATGTATTTCTAAAATTTTTAGAAATCTCATTGTATGTGTTAATATCAATATGACCAGATGCAAGCATATGTCTTAATCTATTTGCAAATTCAATGGGATCTGAAGAAGCTCTTAATTGAGCTCCAATTGTCATTAATGAACCAGTTCCATCTCGTCTAGGTGGTCTTGTATTTAAAGCTGTTCTTGTAGTTTCAGAAAATTTAATTGGCTCATTTGCTATATTAAAATCAGATAAAGCTCCTTCAAAAAGATTAGTTCTTGGAGAAACAGCTGGTAAATTAAGATTAGCTCTTGAAGAAACAGCTGGTAAATTGGTACCCTCATAAGTAGTTACCCCTGGAGTTCGTCTAGTTAAGTCAATTGATCCAGTAGGAGTATTTGAAGCAAGTTGTCTTTGTCTTGCTTCATTTAATGATTGTCTAGCTGTTTCATTTATTTTTAAATAATCCGGATCTGCAATTTTTAAATTTTCTTTTGCCATTACTAAATCAGCCTGAGCTTGCATAACTAGATCATTAGTTTCCTGTAAACCTGCTGCTGCATGATTGCGTTTTGCATTTTCAAGTTGAAGAATAGCACTTGAATAATTATTTCTAGCATCTATACTACTTCTAAGTTCAGCAGCAAATACTTCAAACATTCTACGTTCTTCACTATCATCTGGTAATGCTGCAATTCTTTCTCTTGCTGCAGTTAATGCATCCTGTAATTCCGAATCTGTTTGAACTGGTGATACAGTTCTAGGTGCAGTTCTAGTTATAGGTGCAGGTGCAGGTGTAGGTTCAAGTCTTAGTTGTTGAACTCGGTTTATTATATCATCTACATTAGAGGCGCTTGAAGAACTAGGCAATGTTCCACTGAATGATGGAAATTCTGATTGGGTATCTGTATATCTTCTTAATGCATTTTGTATATCAGAAAGATTGTCAAGTCCAGGTGTAGCAATAGAACCTCCTGGAAGTATATTCTGACGAGAAAGTTGCTGTAGTGGAGTTAACCTTCCTTCTTTTAATATAGCACTTAATGCACCTTTAGATCCTAATACTTCAGGAGCAATAAAGTCTGTGGCATTCAAAAGAGTTTGATTTACTGCAGCTCTCCAGTCTTCTTTCTTACCAGTTCTCCCAGCTTTATATAATGCTTCAGCTGTTGTAGGCAATGCAAGTGTACCAGCTCCAACACCAACTCCTCCCGCAATAGTTCCTACATCTGTAGTACCTAATGCACCTAAACCAACACGTCTAGACATTAATGAATTTAATGCTCCTGGAGCTCTTGTTAGTACAACTGCTTTTAATAATCCTTCACCAAATTCTTTTGCAGTACCAAGTAAGTTACCTTGTCTTGCGTATACTGTAGCATCTGCTGCAGATGAAAAAGGATTAATCATGCTAACCATATTATTCAATGCACTGTTATCATAACCAGTTTCTTTTCTATAATATGCATTTAACGGGTTTCTTGGGTCTCTTAAAATGTTAGCTCTGTCTGGTAAGTATTGATCTCCCCAAATTGCTTCTTCAATAACGTTAGGAGCGTCAGCTAAGAAACTTCTTGTTACATCTCCAACTTTACCTAGTGTAGATGATTCATTCCACTTCTTATTTACTTTGTTTAAACGGGACTGATCTAATCTTTTTTGAAAATCTTTCTTAGTCATTTCCTCAATCATTAACTGTTGTAATGATTTTGGATTTGCAGAGTTTGCATTTTGTGGACTAAGATACTTAGCAGTAATGCCCATATCTTTTGCTGCTCCAGAAGTAATTAATCTTTGAGCCTCATCTTGTAATAATTTTTGTGAGTCTGCTAATGATTTTGCTGGACCAGGTTGATCAAGAAAAGAAGGTTTCTGAATATAGGGTTGAGTAACTGAAGTTGCATCAGCTACATTTGCTCTTGGAATGTTTCTTTCAATAGGTTGCGGTTTAACATTTTTAGATGCTGCCACAATAGTTTCTTTTGCCTTTTGTCTTCCTGGAGCTTCTTGAACTACCGGTTTAGTACCTACCGGTTTTGCTTCATACTGCAGTCTTTGCATTAATGCTCTATCAGTTACTGGGGCTCCTGTTCTATTTCCCACAGGGTCAAAGTATGTAAACTGCCCATTTGGATCTTTTACAAATTGATAACCATCAAGTTCTATAACACCACCACCTTGAAATTGTGGAGGAGGTGGTGCAACAACTGGTTGGGGTGCAGGCATAACTGAAGGATCTACTGGATTAACTACTTGAGTAGCATCTGAAACATTTGCTATAGGAACTTGAACTGTATTAGGATCATATGGTTTTGGCATTGTCATTTCATTAATGACACCCATGGTCCAATCATTTCTTTTCTTGAGAGGTTTACCAGCTCCAAATCTAACATGTTCTTTTATCATTTTGTCTTTGTCACCTTTTACTGTGGCATCAACAAAACTTGGAAAACCTGATAGAGTACCTAAGTTATATGTGTAATCTACAAGAAGCATTTGTCTATCTTGTGGTAGATTATCAAATGTACCTTCTCCATATTTTTTATCAACTTGTTTTTTAGCAATTGCTTGATGTTTTAATACGTCACCTTGTAATAACTGTTCTGCTTGTTGATCTGTAATACCTTGATAGTATGGACCAGTCTTAGATGTAAGTTTATGTCCATAAGCAATAGTATCTAAACCTCCCTCAGGACTTTTATGTGGATACCATTTACCACCTTTATAACCAGCTCTAATATTATTCTCTTGGTCTTTAAGAGCAGCTAGATATCTACGCATTGTTTCTGGATCTAAATCTTTTGGACTTGCTACCCCACCTACTGCATACTCTTCCTCTTCAGGAACTATTTCTGCTTGATATCTTTTTTCTATAGTTGGCAGATGAAGATATTTAGTTTTAGGACTTTTAATTAAAGGTCCATAATGCCCAGGCTTTCTAAAAGTTGGAACTTTATATTTTACACTTCTACCATCCCAGTCTACATATCTTTCTGTTCTACCAACCCAATCAGCCCCACCATCAGGAGTTGGATAAGTTGAAAACTCATCAGTTTCCATTTCTAATTCTGGATTACCAGTAAACTCTATTAGTCTTGGATCTACTCTTGTTGGTCTAAGTGTAGGTATTGGTTTTTCTAAATCTCTATATACAGGATTCTTTACTGTTGTAACAACACCTGTTATAGGATCTAATTGTTGATTTTCTTCATAACCTACTATTGCTTTTCCTTCTGGCAGAGTTTGTGGAATATTATTTACTACAGGTTTATACTGTGTTGGATATTGATTTACTTTTGGCTTAGTAGTAGGTTGTGTTTTTGTAGGAGCTGGACAATTATCACTTGGACATGTCCAACTTTCTCCAGGATATTTTACTTTAAATTCTGCTGATAATCTTTTAGCATTTGGATCACCAGCCTTTGCGGCATCATAAACTTTTTTTGCTTCAGCACGTTTAATTCTAAGATATTCTTTTTGTTCTGCAGTTAATGGTGGGTTCTTAGGATTTCCAGGTTCAGTATCTCCACCCATTTGATATTCTTTTCTATAAGACTCATCTGGAGTTATCTGTTTATAATTTTCTGCAAAGTACATTGCATCTTCAGGATTGTCAAACCTCATAGCTTCTGCAGACTCTGGACCAAAATCACCAAGCGTAAGTTGACCATTAACATCTTGTATTAATGGTACTGCATAGTTATCCATAGATGCCATAAAATGAGTTCCAGTATCTCCGTCATCAAATACATAGGGTTGATCTGGAGCAACTACCATTCTTTGCGCTGCAGGATTACCATGCATTTGAGCATATGCTAATCTTGCTTTCATCATACCTTCTGTAGCACCATCTATTTCATCTTGTGTCATTAAACCACCATCTTGATAATACTTGGCATTAGGATGAAAAAACTTTTTCTTTTTAGATTTTGGTTTCTTAAAAAGATCAGACTCTCTAAATAAAGATCCTATACCTTCTAAACTTCTAGTATATTTTTTAGAATTTAATCCTCCACCTTTTTTCATTTGTGGATATTCATCAACATATTTAGCTCCTGGAAATATATAATCTTCTCCTGGTTGCATTAATTTTTGTTGACCATTATCTGCAATACCTAATACAGGATAACCTATACCTTTCATAGTTATATTACTAGATGGTATTCTAGTAACTTGCCCAGGATGATTATACTGACCTGCAGGATCTGTTATAATATCTTTTGCATAAGGATTTGGTTTATGAAATTTTCCCAAATCAATTTTAGAAAGTAATTTTTTATTATACATTACCTAGGAGAAATTTGATTTTTAGTATTAGTAAGTTTGACAATCATGTTTGTATCTCCAGATACATCCTTTATAAACTTAATAAAATTTAAATAATGTCTAAACTTTTTTCTTTGTGTTTGCGGTTTTTGAAAATCTAAGTTCAATGGGTTTAGATCTTTTATGTAACCATTTGGTTGTGTTATCCAGATTAGTCTATCAGCATAGTTACCATTTAAAATAGTTGTTCCAGGAATAACTGGACCTGTTGGAGGGTAATCAGAACCAATAGGAAACTCTGATCTATCTTTTGTAATATCCCAGAACTGGTTGAATCTATACTTATTCTCTTCTTTACTAAATAAAATATCAAATGAAGATAAGTTAGATTGATTTAGTTTAGGATATGTTTCACTTAATGTTACATTATTCTTAGGAAAGATATTAAGATTTAAATGTCCCGAAACTTGTTCTGAATTATAAATAATAGCTCTATCAAAATTATAATCTAATACATGGAATTGATCTACACAATTACCTTGTTGTTTTCTGTACGCCTCTAAAACATATTCAACAGATTTTAATGTTGTAATAGTCTGACCAGTTATAATTGGTAATTCTATTTCAAATGGATAGTTAGTACCATAAAAATTACAGTAGTTATTACAAATAGAATTATGTTTCCAAATACCATTTACTTTAGTTGTTAAGAAAATAGTTTTTGTTTGGAATATTAAATTAGGATGCCAGTCATGAAATGAAATAAAGAATTGATTCTTAGGGTCAAAACTAATTGTCCAAGAAGCATCATCAAAAATATTTTCATCTCCAAGTTGAAATGTAGAACCTGGAAAATTAATATTAGTAAAATAATCTCCTTTTCCTTTATTTTTACCTGATGTAATTAATGGAACATATTGAATAACATCTTGTCCAATAAATTGATCTTTTAGTTTATAGTCTTTTTTAGTAAAATAAACTATAGAGTTTTCATTATCATAAACTGATTGACAACCAATGCCAGCTACTGGATTATCTAAGTATGGGTAATTTGGAAAATCATCAGTTAATTTATATGGTAAGAATTCTGAAAACCACCATTTTAATCCAGCTTGAGAAATTTCTTTTAGTCCTCCACCATATAAGAATATTTTACCTTGGTTCTGTGAAATATAGAATATACCAGCAGGAGTAGAAATAATAGAAAGTCTATTTTGTGATGATCCATATTCAAATGGTCTATCTGCATTAGATACCATCTGAGGTGGTTGACTAAATAATCCACCATCTCCAATAGTTACTTTAGTTCCTAAATCTGTTTGTAGAGTATCAACTCCTTGGTACATTAAAGGACTATCATTTTTAAAGGTTATAATAATACCACTTTTATTAATTGACTTAACTCCTGAAACTTGAGACTTAAAGTCTTTATAGTTATTAATTAAGTATATAAACCAACTATCCTTAAATGATTCTTGTTGCTGTGGTAGTGAGTAGATAATTCTATCCGGGTAGTAAGTATAACACAACTTAGCAATCTTAGGATTATAATATCTATTTTGTAAATTACCAGATGAAAAATACTGATTAAATAACTTAGTAATACTTAATGAATAATCATATCTATAAATATTACCTCTTGTAATAATTTGAGGATCTGTATTAAACATTGATACTAAATCAGTATATCTGTATGGATCATAATGTTTTTCAAACTCTAACTCTCCATCAGTTCTAAAATCTACAAGTACTTCAGATTCTACAAAGAAATCTCTTACTCCTGAGTTAGCAAGATAAAAGTATGAATCATTAACTCTAAATACCCCGGGGTATCCTGGATTAAATAATGAGTTAGTTACTGAGTTTGTACTAAAGTTATAATTTTTATTATCTAGCTTATAAAACTTAGTTGGAAAAGATCCAGTTCCTGGTATCATTGAAGGACCAAAGTTATTTGGAATCAAATCCTGAATATCATATCTTTTAGAATTTGCCCAGAATCTAGCTTCTGGAATCATATTATACAACTTGTAATTATATTCAAAACCATCAGGTTGATCATATAACCAGTTATAAAAGAAAAGCATTGAATTCTTTTCAGTATATCTATTTATATAGATGTCTCCACCAAAGAAAACAGGTGTTCTATAAATTTGATTTATTTCATATTGACTACCTGGTTCTGATGGACAAGCTGTATATTGACTAGTATTAATTATGTAGTCCTCTAATTTTTGCTCACATGGTGTAATTGGAATTTGTTTAATAGAATCTAATTGACCATATAAGTTTCTAATTCTGTATTTTAAACCAGCATAATGACTAGCAATTTGAGTTGAAAAAGGAATAGCAGGATCTTCCCAAGTTGGATAATTACCACTTACTGTAGTAAATGTACCATTACTAGCAATGTCTGTGTTAGCATCAAATGCGGAAAGAGTAACTAATGAATCATCTTTAAAAGAAGTTATCTCGTAAGGCCCTGTACTTGCACCATTAGGATAAGCAATAGGATTGTAATAAGGACCTGTTAGTGTTCTTAATACTGTAGTATCACTTCTTTGTAAGTTATTAATGGTATACCTCATATATGTTCCAGAAGTATTTAACTGATAAGAAGGAACCTGTTGTATATTATCTCTTATATAAAAAGAGTTTTCAACTTTAAATCTTTGGATTTGAGATCTATCAAATCTACCCCATCTATTATAAAGACCATGAGCAATAGATTGTAAAGCATATTGTTGATAAGGAATAAATGTATAGAATGCTTGTATTGCTAAGTTAGCTCCTTCGGAAAAATAGAATGATAATCTATTGACTGCACCCAGTGCTGAAAGTACTGGAGGCAAATATGCACTATCTGGAAATTCAATCGTACCTGTAATAGACATTGGAATAATGCCTGATGATGTAGCATTGTTATTTACAACATTGGTTAAAATATTTAATCTTTGATTTACTGATGTAGCATTATAGCCACCAAGAGGGTTAATAATCTGTAATGCATCAAGAATTGGAGTAGAGCCCCCATAATAATTTCTTAAGTAATCATTATAATTTTCAATGGCTAATTGAGTTGGACTACCTGTACCTAAACCTGTACCCGGTGGAACACCAATTTGAGTAGGATTAGTAGTGCCAGATACTAATTGTTGAAGTACACCAGTTATATCTGGTTGATTCAGTGTTCTTTTACCAATCATTGATATAATACCTTCTACAGCTCCAGCAATAAATGCTACAGCTACTACAAGATTGCTAAGCAATTTAAACTCAGGATGGTCTTGAGGATATTTAAACTGTTGTGATGAGAATCCCTGTAGTTGTCCATAAATCTTTAACTCTGTTGCTGAAAGAAATGGAGTACTAAACATTAAATCTGGAGAGTGCATACTTGAAATATCAAATGGCACTGTCTGATCTATTTCAGAATAAATATAAGGATCTGAAAATGCAGTAGCTAATGATGAAGCTTGTATAGGTTTAATTGTATTAAATGGATAATTAGCATATAAACCTCTTGCTGTTACTCCCGCTTGTGCTACAGGATAATCTAGTAATTCAAATGTTCTAAAGTTATTAATCATTCCTTTTGCAAGGATGGTTCTATTACCTTCTCTTGAACCTCTTAAGATTTCATAACCTACAATACTTTCAATTGGTTTACCATCATTATCTACGGGCAATAAAATATTTTCAAAAGTAATACCAAGAATTCTAATGTTTAATTCATTAGTATTATTAGCTACATTAGGTTTATAATGTAATGTTACATTATTAGGGCCTGTATCTGTACCATTATCTGGAAACTTATGATGCCTAATTTTTAAACCACATAGGTCATTTATATATTGACCAGCTAAAGGTCCATTAGCATATTGTTCATGACCTTTAGGTCCTGTCCAACAATACTCACTTGAGTTCCAAATCTCTGCTTGATTATTAGGGTATATTTCTGATGACTCCCAATAACCCATATCACCAAAACCAACAACTTTACCGCCATCAGGAAAAGTAACATTTAATGCTGCAGGAGTTGGAATTACTGCTGCAGTATTATATGTGTCATAGATTTCTTCAGTACTGTCTAATTTATTCTGATCAAATATTCCAGCATTAGTCTCCCATACTGTAGAAGATATACCTTGGGGACTTGTATAGATATAATTTTTTGGAGGTCTACCTGGAATATGATATGATGCAGATTTATCACCAGTATCATAAATCCATCTGATAAAGAAAGAATATACCTCATCTCTATAATAACTACCTTTATTACCACCTTGTACATAATAGTCTGCCGGATATTCTACAGATACCCACTTAGCTCTAATTAGATTTGCTAATGGTTGATAGTTAAAATCAAATTTAGATCTTGGTCCAACCCTAAGTAAATAATCATTTGCTTCTGCAATCTGATCAGAAGTTTCATATACTGGTGTAGCAATTGGAATTTGTTCTATAGGAACTGTAATTAGATCTTCTTTAATTCTGTCTAATTCAATTCTTTTAGTTTGAGTAGAATAAATACCAATTTGTTTAGCAACAGTTTGTTGATTTACATTAAATACAATAACTAAAATAAACTCATCAAAGTTTACTGTATCTGCAGTAATATCAATTAATAAGGCACCTTGCAAATCTTGAGGTGTAAAAAGAGGTTGTGTATTACTAGGTGAAAAATAATCGGTTACCCTCTGCCCTTTTATAGCATAGGCAATAGTTGCAAAGTATGTTCCATTTGCAAGTGTTCCCCCAAGAGGACCACGTTCTAATTTTAAACATGGAGTTTCTACAAGTCTAGCTAGTCTTGTTTGAGAACAGTTTAAATTATTCTCATCTACACAAAACTCACATGGTACTGCTGGAGTACATTTTTGTTTCCATTGAACTCCCGGCCACAAAGATGTTGTACCATTAGTAGCAGTATATGTGTTTTGTTGTACTGTACCATACGTACCAAATACAGTATATATTGCTGGATCTAACCAAAGTAAAGGATCTCCAACATTTAAATATCTATCAGGATTATTACCATCTGCCCAATATACTTGCCAAGAACAATCTTCTCTTTCTCTAGATACTCCTGAAATTAAATGTCTTTTATCAAAACCTAAACATGGATCTTGAACAATAGGTTGATAAATACATCTGTCTTCTTGTAATAAACCAATCTCAGATAATACAGGTTGTCCAAATGAATTATGCCCAGCTGTATATATTATCCATTTATCTGAAAATAAATGAACACCACCAATAATATATATATTAGCCACAGCATATTGACCTGTAGTTGGCATAGTTGCCCCTGCTAAGGCACATAGGAAATTAGATGTTTCATTTGAAAGAGTTCCAATATTACCTTCATCAGTATTATTAGAAGCATTTCTTGCATGCGTCCACATTCCTTCTGATACAAATGAAGGATCAGAGTCTTTATTAAGACCTTTAACAAATGTATTAGTAATTAATTGAGCACTATTTTGACCTTGTTGCTTTGCCATCTTATATAACTCTACTGCGTCCTAAACGTCCATAACCATTGTTAGGTGAATAACTTTGAAACATGTAATAGTATTTACCATACATGGCTTTTCTATTAGCTGTCCACATATCTTGTAGCTCTCTAAAGTTTGGAGTATTAACAACGCTTAAAGCATTGTTTCTGGCTCCCTTTAATCTTTGTTCTATAAGTTGCATTCTTTGTGCAACATCTTCACCATTCATGTAAAGATTTTCAAGAATTCTAGATTTAAAAGCATATTCATAATATTCATTAAGTAAGTCATGATCTGGAACTAATAAGTTACCATCTTCATCTTCCATTTGACCTTGATAGTTCAGATATACTTTACCTGTTTGAAATGTAGTAAATAAAAATCCACCTTTAATCCAACCTTCATTTGGAGCATTCCAATAAAGATTTGGACAGTCACATTCTATTTCTTGACTGGCTTTCATTCTCAAAGGAATAAGTTCTGTATAAACTCTAGTTGATCCAGGATTACTTATAACTTGAATAAGCTCATACTTGTCTCCTTTACAGTTCATAAAGACTCTTGGTCTTGTACAAGTATCACCATAAGGATTAAGAGGATCATATTCAGTTGGAATAGGGTTAGGAGCGCATGTAGCAGGACATGTATTGTCTGGACATGCTGCAGTATGGTTGCATGGATTTGCGTTGCATGTAGAGCAATTTACTGTTGCAGGTGCACAGAGGTCTACATGACCGGGAGTTTCTACA